ACTGAAAAATAAAAAAATCAATATAGAGTGGATAGAATAGATGCATCTAAAGAAATTCACTTTGATTATGAAGCATTGGGACCAATAAAAGATTATTTTGAAAAAGATTTAAACCTTTATACATTAACAAAGAAGAAATATTATGCAGACACAACGAGCTTACATACTCAGAATCAATAAAGAAATTTCAGAACAATATGCACGAGACGCAATGGCTTCTTGCGATGCTGTAGGATTGGCATGGGAAACCTTTGATGGTTGGTGTGACATCCCAGGCGTGCTTGCGTGGGCGAGATCTGGTATCAATCTGACTATCAATGAGGGTAGACCAATTCAACTACCTCCTGCAGACTATCCGTTTGAACCCAACGAAAACTTACAGGCGGCAGAGAAAGCAGAGTGTTGTACAGTAGGACACGCTGCAATTTGGAAAAGGATCGCAGAGGGTGAAGAAGATGTTGGTATTGTTCTTGAACACGATGCGCTTATGTTGCAAAGTATAGATATAGATATACCAGAGAATAGAATTGTTGTCTTGGGGTACAAACTACCAGAGCCTGAGAGATATGATCACATGACTGCAGGACCACCTGTAAGGTTTGTAGACATCCTTGGTCATGAGGGTGCACATGCATACGCAATGACTAGAAATACTGCAAGAACTTTGATTGAAGAGATCGAAACTGTAGGTCGTCTTGGGTGTGTTGATAATGCATATTTTATCCTGAACCAGAGACGAACAAAGGTTCCTCTTTGCATTGCAGACCCTACGCCAGCGATAGGGTGGTTACGTAAGTCAACTATTTGGGGTGGATCTGCATATAGAAACTATGAATTCATCCCTTCGTTCGCTGAAAATTATAAATAAACCATTAATCCTATAAATTAGAGCATTACCATGGCTAGTCTTACAGAAGTAGAAAAAGATAAAAATAAAAAGAAAAGAGAAATGGTCAAGTTTAAAGAGTTTGACCCATCTCAATACGTGGAACTTGAACCTCAATTAAAAGAGGCAAAGAGTAAGACAGTTGTGTTCTCTTTTGGTCGCATGAACCCTGTAACAATAGGTCATGAGAAACTAGTAAACAAGGTGAAATCAGTTGCTAAGTCCAATAACGCAGACGCACGTATATACCTATCCCACACGCAGAACAATAAAAAAGATCCCCTCAGCTACAAAGACAAGTTCCGATTTGCCAAGAAGGCGTTCGGCGATGTTGTTATACAGTCAAATGCAAAACAAGTCTTCCAGATCGCAGCAGAACTCGAAAAATCTGGATATGACGAGATCATCATGGTGGTTGGATCTGATCGTGTAAAAGAATTCCAAACAATCCTCAACAAGTATAACGGCAAAGACTACAACTTTGATTCTATTAAAGTTGTCTCTGCAGGCAAACGTGATCCTGATGCAGAAGGCGTCGAAGGAATGTCTGGTACTAAACTAAGAGGCATTGCACAGAAGGGACAGTTTGACGACTATACAGATGAAAAAGGTAAGAAACAATATGGTTTCAAAAGTGCCGCTGCATCTAAGTTGTCTGACAAAGATAAGATGGCGATGATGAAACTTGTTCAGAAGAACCTTAAAGAAGAGTTAGAAGAACGTGCGTTGACAAGACAACAACGTATGGCCGCCAAACAAAGGTTCCGTAGAATTAAACATAAAATTAAAATCGGTAGAGAAAAGGCCGCCAGAAAACGCAAACCTTTAGAGAAGTTGAGAAAACTTGCGAGAAAAGGTGCAAGAAATCTTCTTAAGAAAAAATTAACCAAAGGACAAGATTATAAGGATATGTCTTTTGGACAAAGACAAGCTATAGATAAAAGACTGGACAAAATTTCACCTAGTCGCATCAATGCGATTTCTAAACGCATGTTACCTACTGTGAAGAAACGTGAGATGGATCGTATAAAGAATAGAAACAAACGCCCAGCAGACCAACCTAAAGGTAAGTAAGATGCGATTCAGAACCTTTGTTGAGAAAATGAAAGTCTCGCAGGACAGAGACGTGGATGAGTTGCCTGGCACTCAGCCCTCTAAGTACTATAAAGGTGTAGACAAAGACGAAAAAGAAAAACGTGCAAAACAGTTTGCACGACAAGCGAAGATGTCTGATGATGATCCTCGTGCATATAAACCTGCGCCTGGCGATAAAGAGGCGAAGACAAAACCTTCCAAACATACCAACAAGTTCAAACAGATGTACGGTGAACGTGCACTGACTCCTGCAGAAAAAGATAAGATGAAGGAGTACGAGAAGAAGATCGACAAGAAAGACTTCATTGATCGATACGGTGAAGAGGAAGGCGAACGCATCTATTACGCAACCATCACAAAGATGGCGAAGAAGAATGAAGGCGAGAATGTTGCTGCTGCTAGAGAACGCATCAAAAGAGAAAAAGAAGCAGATAAAGAAAAACATGATGCCATGCTAGATCGTGCAAGAACTGCAGATACAAGATCTAACAATATACAAGAAGCTGTATCCCCTGCACAACAAGCAGCTATTGCAATCGCAAAGAAAAAGTCTGGTAAGTACGACAAAGATGGTAATCGTATTGATGAAGCAGACAAAGACAAAATGATCCAACATGCTGTAGATGCACTGAAACAGGTTTGGAAACGCAAGGAAAAGAATGCAAAACATAGTATCGATTACTATGCTGCACAGGTTGCACGTGGATACAGAGGTATCAACGCAAGAGATCTAGTCAAGATGGTACAAGAGGATGATGATCCTTGTTGGAATGGATACAAACAAGTTGGTATGAAAAAGAAGAATGGTAAGATGGTTCCCAACTGCGTCCAAGAAGAAGTGTCTCAAAAACAAATCGACGATCTAGAAAAGTTTGCAGATAGACTTCTTGCGAAGTTTAAAGTCGATGTTGAATTCACAAAACATTTCAAAGATCGTATGAACGACAAACGCAACTCACCTGAGATCAAGGTCGTAGAGTTGCAGAAACTATTCAAGAAGATCCAAAAGAACAAGGCGAAGAACATTCAAGGTAACGCAGGACTTGAAGCGGTACTGAAGGATCTTTCGTCGGATCTAAACCTTCCAGTAGTAATCAAACAAAAGGGTGACGAGATAGAACTCGTCAATAAGACTATCATGAGAAAACCTGATTTTAAAACAACTTCTAAGATCATCAAGTATGAGGAATTCACCAACATGGATGAAGCATCACGTGCGGATATGAGAATTCGCAAGAGACCACATATGATGTTGAAAGCTGGTAACGCAGGGGTCAAGTTTGATGGTCGTTTCAAAATGTTTAAAAAGAAACAGATGTTGCACGATGATGAGAAACCACTAAAAGAGAGTGTTGAAGACTTATCGATGCAAGTCTTTGATTTGATGGAATCTACTGAGAATGCAATCACTGAGGATTCTGGTGAAGCATTAAAAAAGAAAGCGGACAAGACAGGGATGCCTTTGAGTATCCTAAAAAAAGTGTTTGACCGTGGAGTTGCAGCGTGGAGAACTGGACATAGACCAGGCACAACCGCAACACAGTGGGGACTTGCACGTGTTAACTCATTTGTCACCAAGTCTAAGGGTACTTGGGGTGGCGCAGACCAAGATCTTGCAAAGAAGGTAAGGAACGAAGAAATGAACGAAGGTAAATCGTCAACAGGTTACGAACTATATCACAAAGACTTTTCGTCTGCAATGCAACACGCATACAAACATGCAAAAGATAAATTGAAGATTGAGATTGATCCAGAAGAGATTGATAATAAAGTTGCGACTGGTCCTCGTAAACCTTCCAAGGGTAAAACAAACACATATCGTCTAACAGATAAGTCTGGTAAAAAGGCGGTTCATATTCAAGTTGCAAACCTAGATAACAAAAGATACGAGTTAAACATGTATAAAGAGTCAACAGATTTAGATGCCCAGTTCGAATCACTTGTAGAGGAAGATCTACAGGAGAATTCAAAACACAAGAAAGCAATCGAAAAAGCGCACAAGTTCTTTGTTAAAACAAGTAAAGGTCGTAGTGATCGCATTCAAGAGAAGAACCGTTTTGCAGCAATGGAGATGTTGAAGAAAGAACTTGAAAAGATGGGCGCATCTGAGTCAGATATGATGAAAGCGTTTGGTGAACTAGACAAACACATCGTTAAAACGATGGACGAGTCGGTTGAACAGTTGGACGAACTAAGAGAACCATTCATCGTTTATGATCCAGAGAATGGTAACGAAGTGGTTGGTACTGCATCTGATGAGAAAGGTGCAAAGGGTATCATCTCTTCTGCAGGTCGTCCACCAATGAGTCATCCAAACCCAAAAGCGTTGAAGATTGCGAAGTCACGTAAGAAACAACACATTGGTCGCAAACTGAATGCATCATATTGTTACGAGTCACTTGACGAAAACATGTCACGTGCTGCAAAAGAACTTGAAACATATGCACGTAAGAACGGCGGCATCGATAAGATGGACTTCATGAAAGCGGCTATGATGATGAAGAAAGGTCAGACTAACCAACTGAAGAAGTTCGTCGATGACCTAGACACAGAACCACGTGAGAAGATTTTATCTCTAATGCAGAAAGATGCAGATCGTCGTAAAGAATACAAAGCGGCTCAGAAGAAGATGCGTGGCGAACAAGTTGAACTTGAAGAAGGTGTGAACGATCCAGGCATCTTTAAAGCAGTGTTCCTTGCGGGTGGTCCAGGCAGTGGTAAATCATTCATGGTTGGTAAGACTGCATTGACAACACTTGGTCTGAAACTGATCAACTCTGACCCTGCATTTGAAGCACAGTTGAAAAAGGTAGGACTGAAAGCGACACCAGAAGACATCTTCACACCTAAAGGACAGGACGCACGTGCGAAAGCAAAACGACTGACTGCAAAACAACAGGAACTTGCGTTGAATGGTCGTCTGGGTCTGGTTATCGATGGTACAGGTAAAGACTACGCAAAGATTGAGAAACAGGCTATTGCGCTGAAGAAACTAGGTTACGAAGTCGGAATGATCTTTGTTAACACAAACCTAGAAACTGCGATTGCACGTGATGCAAAACGTGATCGCACACTTGGTGCAAAAGAAGTTACTAAGATGTGGAATGAAGTGCAGGATAACATCGGTAAGTTCCAGAAGTTCTTTGGTACTGGAATGTTAATTGTAGACAACTCTGATGGTGCAGATTGGCAGTCTGGTTCAACTAACGCATATAAGAAAATGTCTGCGTGGGTTAAGAAACCAGTGAAATCACCTGTTGCAAAGAAATGGATTGATGCACAGAAACAACAACGTGGAATTACTGAGGAAGACTCAAAGAAACTTGAAGAGTCTAAGAAACCTCTTGAATATGGAACACAGGAGACTACGGATACATTCAAGAAGGCAACGCCAGGCGAAGGTGCACCACAGAGGTTCACACAACGTATTAGGGAAAGTATCCTGAGATCTCGTAGACGTAGATAAGGAGATATTCCCATGAAATGGATCACAGGTAGACTAAAAGAACGCACCACTTGGGATGGAGCGGGTCTGGTTGCACTAGGTGGACTAGTGTTGTTCATGGCACCACTTGCAAAAATTGGTGCAGGTATTGCAATCGCATACGGTGTATGGACAATGTGGAAGAAAGAAAAATGAAAGAGTTAAAAGTCAATGAATATGATGTTAGACTCTTGAAAGCAGTTGATGGGGATACCGTTGACGTAGATATTGATTTAGGTTTTGGTATGTGGTTGAAAGACGAACGTGTTCGTATTATGGGTATTGATACACCAGAGTCTAGAACTTCTGATAAAGTTGAGAAGTTGTTTGGTAGAGCTGCAAAAGCAAGACTAAAAGAATTGTTGGTTGCGGGTGGCGTACTAGTCACTACTGAAGACAAAAAAGGTGAGGATATGAAAGGCAAGTTTGGCCGTATCTTGGGTGATTTCAAAACACCAGACGGTAGACTAGTCACTGAGGTTATGATCGAAGAAGGACATTGTGTTCCTTACTTTGGTGGATCAAAAGATGATGTGCAAGCGCAACATATGATTAATAGAGAACGACTTTTAAAAGAAGGTGTCGTTGATCAAGACGCATATAACAAAGCGGTAAAGTTGATGGAAAACAAAAAATGAAACGTTTTAGTAAGTTCACAGAGATCGATCAGATCTGCGAAGACTGTAACATCTACGATGATCTAATCGTAGAAGACGCAGAATATGAGGGCAAGAAAGTTAAACTAAATGACCCTATTCGTGGCGGATCTAAGAAGTTCTATGTGTACGTAAAGAACGAAAAAGGTAATGTTGTGAAAGTTTCCTTTGGTGACCCTAATATGGAAATAAAACGTGATGATCCTGCAAGACGTAAATCATTCCGTGCAAGACACAATTGTGATGACCCTGGCCCTAAGTGGAAAGCAAGATATTGGTCATGTTGGCAATGGCGTGATGGTGCTAAAGTCGATAACTAAATAAATAGAATTAGATTAAAATAAAACCCAAAGGAAGAACAATGACTTTCAAAAACAAAATCGACGATCTTTTCATGGAGATGGTGAAAAACACTCTTGAAGAGAAGAAGTCTGTTAAAGACGAAGATGCATCTAACGATAAGTCTGATGACGGCGAAGGTATGGATAAAGTCGATCCAAAAGCAGTCAAAAAGAAGTTCAAAGATCGTAAAGATAAAGATATCGACAACGATGGTGATGTAGATAGTTCTGATGAGTATCTACATAAGAGACGCAAAGCAGTTTCTAAGGCGGTTGCGAACGAAGATCTTGATGAGTTCCATGCGCCAGGCATGGCACCAAAGGGTCGTGCAAAAGCAAAACCTTCGTCTTCGAAAAGTTCACTTTCAGACATCCGTAGAAAAGCAGACAACTTTAAAATTAAAAAAAAAGTTAAAGAGTCGGTAGAACTAGACGAAGAGTCAGCGACTATCTCAAAAGTCAAAGAAATCGTTTCGAAAAAACAAGCGATGAAGATTGACGGTGTGATGGTTGACATGTTCACTGCATCTGCAATCTCACAGATCTACGACAAGGTCAATGATGCAAACAAGAAAAAGATGGATGGTCTAAAGATCACCAAACTTGCAGACGTTGCAATGAAGTTGATGAAACGTGAGGAAGTAGAAGAAGAACTTGATGAAAACGCAAAAGGTGCACTTGCAGCGAGACTTGCAAAAGTATCAAATTATTCCAAGAAGGGTAAAGAAAAAGTTACTCTGAAAAAAGCACCTTGGGAGAAGAAGGGCAAGAAAGAAGAAATTGAGGAAAACCTAGGCGAAGCTTCATGTGGTTGTGGTCCTGATTGCGAACACTGTAAGGGCAATCACGATGCCAGTGAAATTGGTGAAAAGTGTAGTTGTTGTGGAAATGAAATCAAAGAGTCTTCAGACGTACAAGAGAAGAAGAACTATGAGATCAAAGGTGGTAAGATCCACATCTCTAAGAAGGACTTTCGCAAGGTACACAAGGACTACAAGAACACCACTAAAGGTAAAGAACGCATGATGGCGTTAGATCCTAAGACTGGTGGATCTGCATCATATGAAGTTGTATTCACAGAATCAAGTTTCAAAGAAAAATTCAAGAGATCTCTTACAAAGAGACTTTCGGAATCTGCAAAGACAGAAGAGAAGTCTGATGAGGTTGCGAATAGATATAATGAACTAAAGACGATGTCGCCAGTGGAATTGATGAAACTTTATCAAAAACATTATGGAGAAGATGACATAGATAAAGTAAAGGGTATGGAAAAATCAGAACTTATTTCAAAAATTGTCGATAAAGAATTCGAAAACCAAGGAGAAGAATAATGGCACAATGGGGAAAGACAGATACACTGGCGGACGCACCTTCGTATCTAGAAACATCAGCAGACAACACAAACAAGTCGCACGATAAAGACAACGCAGTCTTTGTTGACTTGACAGAAGCGGGTCTTGCGTCAAACAAAGCAAAAGGTCTTGGTACGCCAGGCTGGAACCTGTACCACACATACACCACTGCAGATGGACGTACACGTCACATTGCAGAACCACTAGTAGTGATGAAAGTTGCTGCGGGTGATGCGGGTGACTTGGGTATTACAGGTGATACAGTTGACGAAGACGCAATCGTAGCAGACAGCTAAGACTGAAACATTTAAATTATGAATTTGACAGAATCAACCTTTCTGATGTACGCTATGAAGCACTATGACAATCCTCATTGTTCGGATATAACCGAATTTGAGGAAGACATGAAACGTTTCCAATATTTGAGGAAACTGTTCGGACGTTATAGACAAGAAGGTGAACTGAAAGAAAGGTTGATTCTGAATCACATGATCATCATCTACAATGTATTTGGTGAAAATGGAACTCACATGTTGTTCATGAAATTACCAGAGTACCATGAGTACTTGAAACCGTTTTGTGAGTATTTGAATTATATGCCTGTTCTCGTTCGATACGAGGGGTTATCTATACACAGAGATAGTATAGTATCAGACAGACACATATGTCAAGTACTTAAAGGAATCTAACGAATGGTCGTAGATCTATTTTTAGTTTATTCATTCATAAGAAAACTTGTCACTCCTTTCGAGAAGTGGGAAGCCTATAAGCTTGGAATAATTGATGAGAAAGGAAATGTTCTCATCAAGCGCAAAAACTTTTTGAAAAAAGCGCAAAGAGATGCGTTTGGTATCTTCGATCTTATGATTCTAAATCTAAAGAAAATTCTCGCAAAGGTGCCTGGCGGATCTTCACGTTTTGCATCTTATGCTGCTGCACTATTTCTTATCAAAGAATTTAATGAATTTAGTGAAGATTCCCTCTTGACAGAAGATATGGACGATGATATAATCGAGCCAGCGCTTTTGAAATTTGAAAGTGAATATTTAAATCTTATCTTGGCTAATCAGGGAGATTTTGGTGAAGGAGATTCATAATGGCAATCGGTATGGCGTTCATTGTGAGGTACTTTGGAGGAAGTACACCTCACGCAATTAATGAATACTATGGTGTTGCGCCAGGCATTCCTACTAGTGGGACAATTAGATTCTCTGATTTCGACACTTATTTCCGCAACAGCGGTATCACTCCAGGCGCAACATCAGTAAGTTTTTCATTAACAGTAGACGTATAAAAATGGCAAAAGGTACTATCTTCAAAAAACCAGAAACTAAAAAAGAGTACGACAACCCTGAAGTTCTTATTCAGGGTTACGGACGCATGAACCTTGACACTCTTAAAAAGAAAATCGAAAAGGATCATGTTGCCGCTTCTAGGTTTTTGAAGATGGGAAGTTTCGATAATTATGTACATGCTATGAGTATGGTCAACGAATTTGTTGAAGCAGTCATGGATGTAGAAAAAGAGATGTCGCTTCCTAGATATAAACGTCATAAGAGACGACTATCAGAAGAACCTGCAAATTCTGCAGGGGGTGGTGGGATCGCAGGAATAGGTGTTGGACCGCAGGGGGAACCAGGCGTTGGTTCTAAAGCGAGAAACAAATACAAAAGACGTAATCAAAAAGATTTTCGTAAATTTATAAATAGAAAGACAATGAACCTTAATTTAGGAGATTAACCATGTCTGTAGAAGATATTATTAAATCCGCACTGGCAAATGAACCAGTAGCGATGAAAAAACATTTTGAAGAAGAAATCGCAGGTCGTCTATCTGCAGCTTTGGAAGCAAAGTATGCAGAGATGTCTGAAGCAAAAGTCAAAGAAGAAGACGAAGCAGAAGATGACGAAGACGAAGATGAAGATGAAGATGAGGACGAAGAGGAAGAAGACGAGGAATAGTCTTCTCTTTAATCGATGATCGCATCAATTAAAATCGGTATAGTAATAGCCGTCCTTGCCACTGGTGGGGTCGGCTATTTGTATGTTCAGAAGTTACAATCTGATTTAGAAACCGCACGTGCGAATGTTGCACGTATGGAAGTTGCAGTACAGACTGCAGAAGCGAGTGTTAAAACACTCAGAGAAGATGCTGCAAAGATGGCGGAACTTAATAACCAACTATCTGCAGATCTTCAAAAAGCTGAGGCATATGGTGATGACCTCAGAGGTAAACTCCAAAGACACAATTTGACGGCGATGGCACTCAAAGAGCCAGGCCAACTTGAAGGAAAGATGAATGGTGCAACTGCAAAATTATGGCGTGAATTGGAACAAGACACTGGTGGCGTTGGGGATGATCCCCTTCCTAGCTGGTTGCAGTCTCCTGACTCCAGAACCGAAAGTGGTGACGGTAACGGAGATTCAGAAAACGACAGTTCCGACAGTCGCCCGCCCGAAACCGATCAACCTAACTGACACACGTCTATACGTTGTCAACGAAGATAACCTTGAAGAGTTCTTAAAGGAATTCGAAGAGGTTAATGGTAATCGTGCGTTTGTTGCGTTCTCAATTAAGGATTATGAGAACCTTGCACTCAACATTGCAGAGTTGCGTAGATACATTAATCAACAAGGTGAAATCATCGTGTACTACGAAGAAGCGGTTACTCCAGACCCTGAAACTGATAAATAAGGTTAAAAATTGACACTTTAGGAAACAGTTCAATGGCTCAGAGTTCGTTAGAAACAGATATTGCTTTAATCAAGTCTGATATAAAAGTCATTAATAAATACTTTGAAAAGGTAGACAGCTCTCTCGACATGATGGCAGAGTTGCAGAAGAATGTGGCGGCACAGGCAGTTACATTGAAATTCCAAGGTGAAAAATTAGAAGATGTAGAAGAAGTCTGCAGTTCTTATAAAAAAGAAGAACAAGTTCGTTTAAATGTACTAAGTGATCGATTAGAGGAATATCGACGCATGGCACGAGAAGACCATCAAAGACTATCAGAAGCTAGTAACGAAAAACGTAATTCTAGTAACAAAGAAATCCTTGATCGTTTAGATCAAATGGAACGTACACTCCACGAACGTATCACGCAACAGACTAAACGTATCAACGCATTAGAGAACTGGCGATACTACATGATGGGTGTCGGTGCAGTTCTAATTTTTCTCGTAGCAAAATTAAACTGGCCTCAACTTTTCGGTTGACAAATCCGTTTTATTGGTGTATGATTGTAACAATCGTATGACCCTTGAGGATTTGTAATGGTATCTTTCACAGATTTGCACTATGCCCAGATGTTATCTGGCAGATTAGAGAATTTCCGTATCAGGAATACTGCTCCCTACAAAATTAATTTTAGATGTCCTATCTGCGGCGACTCACAGAAGTCACGATCAAAAGCTCGTGGGTGGCTGTTAGAAAAAGAAAATAAATTCTTGTATTATTGCCACAACTGTGGTGCAAGTCATGGTTTTCAGAACTTCTTAAAGACTATAGATCCTCTCCTTTATAATGATTATATTGCAGAAAAGTTTATCAAAAAAGACAAAAAAGAAGAATTTCAGTTCAAAGATGAGACTGGAAAACGTCTATCTGTACTAAAAGATAATCCTTTAAAGAAGATAAAAAAAGTATCTCAACTTACCCACAACCATGCAATCAAAAGATATATAAGTAAGAGACAGATTCCGGCACGTCATCACTATCGACTCTATTACGTCAAATCATTCAAGAGTTGGATTAACGGAATCATCCCTGATAAATTCGACAACTTAGATAAGGACGAACCACGCCTAGTAATACCTTTCCTTGACAAAGATAAAAAATGTTTCGGTGTTTCTGCTCGTGGGTTCAATCCTAGTGGTGTTCGATATCTTACCATCATGTTTGATGATCGTCCAAAGGTCTTTGGTCTTGATACGGTAGATTTCGACAAGCGATATTTTGTTGTTGAGGGAGCCATAGACAGTTTATTCTTATCTAACGCAGTCGCAATGGCGGGTGCGGATGGTAATGTATCCGCATTTGAAAACTTAGATAATGCGGTGTTTGTCTTTGATGCAGAACCTCGCAATAAAGAAATCCATCAACGGATGGAGAAGGTGATTAGACAGGGATACAAGATTTGTATTTGGCCCGACAATGTAAAGGGTAAAGACATCAATGAGATGATCTTAAATGGTAGTACAGATGTTGAAAATGTGATTAATAATAATACGTATAAGGGTTTGGAAGCAAACCTTAGATTACAAAGATGGAGAAAAACATGAAGACTAGACTGATTTCTTACAGTCAACCACCTGAAGATACTTTCATTGGACTTGAAGATGTACAAGATCTTATCGCTTATTGTGCACGTGTGTCTAACCCGACAAACCAACTTAATTCCTCAACTTCAGAAAAACTTCTGAATTATCTCGCCAAACATAAACACTGGTCACCATTTGAGATGGTGTCTGCATGTATTGAAGTAGAGACAACTCGTGACATTGCACGACAGTTGCTGCGTCACCGTTCGTTTTCTTTTCAAGAGTTTTCGCAACGGTATGCAGATCCAGTGAAAGAGTTAGAATTCGTAAAACGTGAATGTCGTCTACAAGATCCAAAGAACCGTCAAAACTCTATTGAGATTGAGGGTGATCCTTCTCTTGTAGAAAATCAAAAACACCAAGATTTAATTGCTGAGTGGGGTCGTAGACAGTCTGGCGTTATTGATGTCGTAAAAAGAAACTATGAATGGGCGATAGAAAATGGTATCGCCAAAGAACAAGCACGTGCACTTCTACCAGAAGGTTTGACAGTGTCACGTCTATATGTGAATGGTACAATTCGTTCGTGGATTCATTATGTTGAACTCAGAAGCGCAAATGGTACACAAAAGGAGCACATAGAACTCGCACGAGATATTGGTAAGGCTATTGCCCAAATATTTCCCCTCGCAGAAAAATATATTAACAAAAAATAGGAACATCTCACATGACGCAAGTAACAAAGCGGGATGGATCTAAAGAAGAACTTGATATCGAAAAACTTCACAAAGTTGTGTTTCACGCCTGTGATGATATCACTGGGGTAAGTCCAAGTGAAGTCGAAATCAAAAGTCAGATCCAATTCTACAATGGTATAACAACAACTGAAATTCAAGAAACTCTTATTAAGGCGGCTGCAGATCTTATCACCGAAGAAACACCTAATTACCAATTCGTAGGTGGTCGTTTGATTAACTACCAACTTCGAAAAGAAGTTTATGATGGATATGAACCGTGTTCTGTTAAGGAACTGGTTGTTCGCAATACTGAAAAGGGTTTTTATGATGAAGAGTTACTTGAACAGTATGATGACGAAGAGTGGGATACCATCAATAGTTTTGTTAAACATGAACGTGATGAAAACTTAACTTATGTTGCAATGGAACAATTGCGTGGTAAATACCTCGTACAAAACCGTGTGACTGGTGAGATCTTTGAAACACCACAAATGTGTTATGTGTTGATTGCTGCGACATTGTTCCAGAATTATCCAAAAGAAACTAGGATGCAATGGGTAAAGGATTACTACAATGCAATTAGTCAACACGACATTTCTCTGCCTACTCCTGTTATGGCTGGTGTTAGAACTCCACAGCGTCAATTTAGTTCCTGTGTCCTTATTGAAACTGGTGACAGTCTTGACTCTATCAACGCCACTTCTAGTTCTATTGTTAAGTACGTAAGTCAGAAGGCAGGTATTGGTATTGGGGGTGGTTCTATTCGTGCAATTGGATCACCAATCCGTAGAGGTGATGCATTCCATACAGGTATCATTCCGTTCTACAAACACTTTCAGTCTGCAACAAAGTCATGTTCACAAGGTGGTGTTCGTGGTGGTGCAGCGACTATCTACTATCCTATCTGGCACCTTGAAGTCGAAGATATGTTGGTGTTGAAGAACAACAAGGGTACAGAAGAGAACCGTGTGCGTCATATGGACTATGGAGTACAGTTCAATAAACTGATGTACGAACGTCTAATAAGTGGTGGTGACATTACTCTATTCTCACCATCAGACGTGCCTGGATTGTATGATGCATTCTTTGCAGATCAAGATGAGTTCAAACGTCTCTACGAGACTGCAGAACGCAATACACGATTGCGTAAGAAGACTATCAAAGCAATTGAATTGTTCTCTATGTTCATCGAAGAACGTAAGAACACAGGTCGTATCTATTTACAGAATGTAGACAATGCAAATGACCATGGTTCTTTTGATCCATCTGTTGCACCGATCAGACAATCTAATCTTTGTGCAGAAATCGACTTGCCAACCAAACCATTAAATGATATAAATGACCCTGAAGGAGAAATCTCCCTCTGTACACTGTCTGCAATCAACTGGGGTAATGTAAGATCACCAGAAGACTTTGAACGTGCCTGTACACTCGCCGTGCGTGGTCTAGACGCACTCTTGTCGTATCAGAATTATCCTATTCTGGCTGCACGTTTATCAACTGAGAAACGCAGACCTCTTGGTGTGGGGATTATCAACTTCGCATATTGGATGGCAAAAAATGATCTGTCTTACCAAGACATTACATCTGAAGGTCTCGAACTAATTGATGAGTACGCAGAAGCTTGGTCCTACTACTTGATCAAAGCATCTGCAGATCTTGCAGTGGAGATGGGTAATATTGAAGGAGTATGTGAAACAAAGTATGGACATGGAATTACACCGAACCAAACATACAAAAAAGACGTTGATGAACTTGTCAAACACAAAGAACGTATGGATTGGAAAGGATTAAGAAAACAACTTCTGAAAACAGGTATCCGTAACTCTACACTTATGGCACTCATGCCTTCAGAAACAAGTGCACAGGTTGCGAATGCGACGAATGGTATTGAACCACCACGTTCACTAATTTCAGTAAAACAATCTAAACACGGAGTTTTGAAGCAAGTTGTTCCTGAGTACAAACGTTTGAAGAATAAATATGATCTCCTATGGGATCAACAGTCACCTGTTGGATACCTAAAAATCATGGCAGTTCTGCAAAAATACATCGATCAAGGCATCAGCATTAACACAAGTTATAATCCTAAGTTCTATGAGGACGAAAAGATTCCTATGAGTGAAATGCTTCAACACGTATTGATGTTCTACAAGTATGGTGGAAAACAACTTTACTACTTCAACACTTATGACGGTCAAGGTGAAGTCGACATTAACAAGTTGATGGAAGAACCTTTGGAACAATCAGAAACAGATGATGCAGCATGTGAAAGCTGCACAATATAGAGGAAAATAAATGAGCGTTTTTGACGTTAACAATCGCACAGATCACACAAAAGTAAAGATGTTCTTGGATCCTTCTGGGGGTCCAACCATCCAACGTTATGACCAGTTGAAGTATAAATCTTTTGATAAACTTACCGATAGTCAACTTGGTTTCTTTTGGAGACCAGAAGAGGTGGACATCTATCAGGATGCAAAAGACTTCAAAGCATTGACAGATCATGAAAAACATATTTTCACTTCAAATTTAAAACGACAGATCCTTCTTGATTCGGTACAAGGTCGTGCACCTGTAGAAGCGTTCAATCCTATTGTTAGTCTTCCAGAGATGGAGAACTGGATACAGACATGGACTTTCTCTGAGACGATCCATAGTCGTTCGTATACGCATATCATTCGTAATGTATATTCAAATCCTTCTAAAGTATTTGATGAACTTATGGATATTGCACCTATTGTGGACTGCGCAGATTCTATTTCAAAATATTATGATGAACTAATTGAAATGTCTTCGTGGTACAATCTATTAGGTGAAGGTCGTCATGCGATCAATGGTAAAATTGTTGTTGTGGATCTGTATGAACTGAAGAAACTTCTTTGGTTGACATTGATGAGTGTAAACATTTTAGAAGGAGTACGGTTCTATGTTTCTTTTGCTTGCTCTTGGGCGTTCGCAGAACTTAAAAAGATGGAAGGAAACGCAAAGATTATCAAGCTTATTGCTAGAGATGAAAATCTACACTTAGGTTCAACTCAGTTGATGTTGCGTACCTTAAAGAAAGACGATCCAGATTTTATCAAGATCGCAGACGAAACAAAAGACGAATGTATTCAAATGTTCGTCGACGCAGTGGATCAAGAAAAGGCATGGGCAGATTATCTGTTCCAAGACGGTTCTATGATTGGTCTAAATGCGGAACTACTAAGTGAGTATATTGAGTATATCTGCACTCGACGTATGAAACACGTTGACCTTGAATCACCTTATAATGTTAAAAACAATCCTCTTCCTTGGACACAGAAGTGGATCTCAGGTGCAGAAGTCCAAGTCGCCCCACAAGAAACAGAGATCACATCATACGTTTCTGGTGGAACAAAACAAGACGTATCAACAGACACATTCAAGGGGTTCAGCTTATGATCGAAATTTACGGCAAAGACGCATGTTCATTCTGCGCAAAAGCAACTGGTCTAGCAGATATGCTAGGTCTAAACTATGTTTACAAAAAACTAGGACGTGACTTTTCACGTGAAGAACTTCTTGAAGAATTTCCCAATGCACGTACATTCCCTCAGATCCGTGTAAATGGGAAATCCATTGGTGGTTATGAACAATTTGTTCAGTACACAAAACAGGAACAGGCAGCATAAATAACTCTATAAACTAATAGAGTATGGGCATGATTTCTAAAGATAATTTTGAAGAAGTAATTTCCTCATTTAAAAAAGAAGGCAAGTATAGAGTCTTCAACGATATACTAAGAGAGCGAGGGAAGTTTCCTCGCTCCATTTGGTATGGAAAATATGCACCAAAGAATATTGTAAACTGGTGTTCAAATGATTATCTTGGGATGGGTCAAAACCAATATGTCATTGATGCAATGCATACTGCACTAGATCAAACTGGTGCGGGATCTGGCGGGACAAGAAACATTGGTGGTACATCACATTATCACGTAACACTTGAAGGTGTTCTCGCACAGTTACACAAGAAAGAACGGGCACTATTATTCTCTTCTGCATATGTCGCCAACGAATGGTCACTTATTGCACTCTCTCGTATCATTCCTAATATCTGTTTTGTTTCAGATAACAAGAACCACGCTTCTTTGATTATGGGCATGAAACATAGTCGTGCACACAAGATCGTTTTCAAACACAACGATATGAAGGACTTGGAGAATGCATTAAAGACTGCGACTAAGAATAATCAAGTCCCCTGCATTGTGTTCGAGTCTGTCTATTCTATGGATGGTGACGTAGGGAAAATTGAAGAGATATGTGATCTCGCAGATAAATATGGAGCAATCACTTATATCGATGAAGTCCATGCGGTAGGATTATATGGTCCCACAGGTGCAGGATATTGTGAACATTTAGGTTTACAAGATAGGATAACAATTATAAATGGAACACTGGGAAAAGCGTTTGGGGTTCAAGGGGGTTATATTGCTGGGGACAGTATTGTTATTGACGCTATTCGGTCCGTGGCTTCTGGGTTCATCTTTACAACAAGTATCTCGCCCGTCCTCTGCGCCGGAGCTATCGCCTCAATCAAATATATCAGTGACAATCCTTCCGCCCATAGACGACATCAAGAGAGAGCAAGTACGTTAAAACAAATGCTTGCAGACGCAAACATCCCTGTACACGAAAATGCATGTACGCATATCGTACCAGTGATGGTTAACGATGCGTTTAAATGTAAAGAATCATCTGATAGACTACTAAATGAGTTTGGGATTTACATTCAACCGATTAACTCACCGACAGTAGATGTCGGGACAGAAAGACTAAGAATCGCACCCACACCATTTCACACAGATGTTATGATGGTCGAATTGGTTGAAGCATTAAAAGAGGTTTTGGATGTGGGTGACAAGAAATAAAGAAGGTGAATTGATATCTATGTCTCCCCGCAAAGAAGAAGCAATTATACTCGCTGAAAGAAAATATAAAAGGGAAGAATATATTATTCAAGAGTCACTAGATCAAGTAGAATTATTTGAAATATATAGAACGTATTATAAAACGAGGTC